CTAGCTTGTTACGATAGCGACTCATAACATCACGAAGATATTGTTCCGCTTTTACCTTAGGTAGATTGCCAACATCAATGTAGAAAATTCTACGTTCAGGAGCACGGGACAGTCTGTAGATAACAAGACTATCTTCAATCATTCTTAATTGATTGAGAGACTTGATTGCCTTATGAAGGAAACCAAGAGTCATTCTTTTGTTTAAATCTTGTAGTCCAGATGGGCAGAATGTGATAGAATCAACTGCCATCTTGACGCCTTGGGACAGTGACATATCGCCAACTGGTCCTAATACACCACCTTTATAAAATCCTTTTGGATTGTAAAGATAGTAATCAACAAACGTTCCGTATTCATACTCAAGCGCAGTGCCTTTGATTGCTGCACGAGCTAGAGAGTCTTTCGGTTTGTTGTCAATTTTTTGACGGACCTTCTTGATCTTCATTGGATCAATGTAACGAAGTTCCGTAATACCTTTCTTAGGATTATCAAGATCGATAACCTTATGATAAAAAAGTCGCCCGTCAATATACCATGAGCGGACGATTTCATGTGCGCGATTATCAAAGTTTAAGAGTCTTTTGATGTACTCAAACTCGTCGCGAATTTTTTTCTTGATTCCCATGCCAGCATCTAGACCATCTAGATTAACTTCCACAGGAGTATCATAAGCATCGCTTACAATAAATTCGTTGACTACTTCGTCAACTGCACTATCAACCTCAGGGTGTAGTGCCATGTCACGGTAACGACGAATCATCTCAAACTCATTACGAGCTTGATTATCCGTGTCTACATATGTCCCATAGTAACCACCTGCTGCTACGGCAATTGCCTCATCAGCATTAGGAGGGACAGGGGACTGACCCTTCTGACCCTCCTTGCGATTAATTTGGAAGCCAAATAACTGACTCATGATTACTTAATCAATGGTGTGCTTCCAACTATTTATCAGACTACGCCAATGCCACTTACGCCAGCACGGTTTCCACCCTGAGCAGTGAAGTAAGTATACTGCCACTCAACAGTGAATTCTTCAATCTGATCGTTGCTGTCATAAGCTAGATCGATAGGAGAAACGTTAGTTGGGAAGCAATGAACTAATGTATACTGTCTGAGAATAGAACCACCATCGGTAGTATCTTTCTCAAGTTGCTTAACAATTAGTTCACCCATGTAACCATCAGACTTGTTTGGTGTAAACAGAGGTGCTGTGTTGTCGTCATGAGTATTGATGGAGTTTGCCCACTGTTCAAAGAAGGAACGTAGCTTGAAGTCCTTATCGTTGAAGAAGGTTGCAGTCCAAGTATCGAAGGTTCTATCACCCGCGATCTTAACTGTTCTTCCTCTAAAAGGAACCTCAATCACACCCAAGTTAGAACCTGGGAGTGCTGCGGACTTACACATTACATTGATTAGTTCCTGTTCGGAACCTTTATCTAAAACATCGGGGAACTTGACATCCACCAAAAACATATTTGGTTTGACGCCTTGCCCAATATTCTGTAAGAAGGAACTTACGTTATTGATTGCCATTGTTTTTTACCTCGTGATTTTTTCTCGTTATACTATTAATTATCTACCGACGACTTCAGCGAACGAGACGCCCGTTCTAGTTGCTGTAACAGTAACAGTAACGTAGTTGATAGAGCGTGTAGGCTTGAGGTAGAGTTCAGCAACAAACTCGTTTCTGTCAATGACTTCAGGAGTATTGTTAGTTTCATCACAAACTACTAGGTAGTCAGTAACACCTCTACGTGCCTGAACCTCAGCGAGGTAAGAACCAATAGAGGAAGAGAAACCAGAACGAGTGACTTCATCATTCTGATCGAAGAGTACGCCTTCAGCAAGTGCTCTTGCTCTCTTCTCAACATTGAGGAAGAGACGGCGAACATTGATTCTGTCGAATGCAGAAGGAGATGCGAGTGCAGTCTTATCACCGAATAGGATAGGACCAGCACCAGGGAATGCAACGATTGGGTTTACTGCGCTAGTGTAAAGATCATCTCTCTGTGCCTTGTTAGGGTTGAAAGCGAGTTTTACAACGTTCTGTAAACCACCTCTGGATTGTCCTGCAGGAGAGAACCAATCATCAAGGATTGCAGAAGTAGAAACGCAGAGACCAGCAACATCACCGTTGCAACCGATATAACGATACTTATCGTTAAAGCGATCATAAGTGTACTTAAGTCCACTATCTTTTACAACGTAAGAACTAGAAGCAATGTTATCCATGAAGGATAAGGTGTTAGCTAGTTGATTTGCAGGTGTAAGTGCAGCGCCACCAGAGGTTGCGATTTGAGCACCACTCCAAGGAGAAACGAATGCGATGCAATCCTTTCTGCTATTTGCAACAGCAGCAACTGCTTGTGCTTTTGCGATTGTATCTGCTTCATTAGCAGCGTCGCCACCCATTAGAACGAAGTCTACAGTGGTGTCTTCGGTGTCTAGGAATAGATCGTATCCTGCTTGTACTTCACCAGCAGTGTATGCATAGTCATCAGTACCACCAGAAAGGGATCCGCCAGCAGTGGAATAAACATATGCTAGAGTTAGAGGAGCAGCAGCAGTAGCACCATAAGATGCAGCGGCAGCACCAGGATCTTCACCAGGAGCAGTGAACTCAGCAGATGTTAGTCCTTGACCAGCATAAACATATCCAGAATACTCATTGACGTAATCCTTCCAGTAGGAAGAAGCACCTTCAGGTGTCTTAGCGTCAGAAAGTTTAGAGAGATATGTCATTCTCTCAACGATTGTATTTGTGCTCTCGTCGATAACTGCAACGTGTACTTCGTCAGCAGATAGATGACGCTCAGATGCGAATGCACTAGTGCCAGGACGAGGAGCGATCGCCTTGTATGTTAAACCAGTTGAACCGATTGTTAGTGCGTTCCAGTCGGATGCAGTGAATACAGTGCGAGTAAAGCTATTACCAGTTACTGCAGCAGCAGAACCGTGCTTAATACCAACGTTGTTAGCATCGATAACAACAGTAACTTCGTGATCAGTTGTTGTACCATCACTGAGTGTGTCACCAACAGCAAGACCGTGACCTGCTTTGGTCATCTTGGAATCAGCAACCTTGTCAACAATGACAACGCGAAGGTTGTTACCGTCAGCACCTGCATCTCTTGCAGCGAACTTTTCAGTAGTTACGCCAGCATCAAATGCTTCTACAGTTCCAACTAGAACACCAGTTCCAGATAGAGTTGCATTCAATACACCAGTTGCTGCACGAACAACTGCTAGTGTTCCACCATAACGGAGGAACTCGGAAGCTACCAACCAATCGCCAGCGTTAGCCTCGGATGGTGCGCCGAAAGTTTCGATAAGTTCTCTTTCAGAACCGATGTTTACAATTTTGCCTACGGGTCCTTTGCGGAAGGAAGAAGAAATAGCACCACGAAGAGCACTAGAACCAACTACAACTGCATTGGATAAATCACGTTCTCTAATAACAACACCAGGCGAGACTTGACTTGCCATGTTTTTTTACCTCTTAGATATCAAATTTATCTAAAAGTATTTAGAAATTCCTATTGCTCAAGAGGGGAAACAATGCATGAACAACCTACCAGTCTGGATACTGCCAATCAGACAGTGGTTGCTTCCCCTTTCTATTATTTAGAATTCTCTTGATCGTACAATCCTTACATTCATATGAATATGCTGACGGTAATCCTCTCTTAGATTTTCTAGTTACATAAAAATCTTCAATCAGATTCTTAGTCTGACTACATGATCTACATTTCCTTTCTTTGAAAAGAAGGTGTTCCAGACTGAACTGATCCCCAATATCCATCAGTAGTTCCACATATAACCGACCTCTTCTTGCTTGTCTCCGTATGCCCACAGATCGCCATCACCGTCCATGAAGGTATCGTCGCCCATGCCATCATCAATAAACCCAAAAGGAGCCATGTCCTGTTCGATTTGATTTCTTTGTTCTTCATAAATTCTCCTCCTGATGTCCTGATCGGTCATCTCTTTGAAGTATTCCTGCATGACTAACCATGCAAAGAGAACCATGCACATTACTAAGTCATCATGGTATCCCTCGTCTGCTTCCCACGCTTGTTTCTTTTGTACAAATGTAGTTAGCTCTTGGAAGATCTGGAAGTCATTAAACAATAACTTGTCTTCCTCAATAATTGCTTTAAGGTTAGCGCAACCAATCTTCTTGACGGTCACACTCATCTTGACACCTAGTTGCGTTTTTGATCCTGAGAATCCTTGTCCAACGACTTGTCCTGCTCTACCACGCATAGCGCACATAAGGACATTAGGATATTCCAAATCGTAGTTAAGAGTAGCAGCGATAC